CCTGAACCAACTGTTCATTTTTTATATTTTTATTTATTCTTCTGTTTTTCCCAATGCCTCTATTTTTCGACTTTTTTCGACTTTTCGTTTCCGTACTTTTCCACACTATTTTGTACTAGAGTGGGAAAAAAGTGGGAAAGTGGGAAATTATTTCTTAAAATAATATCCATCATTGAAACCTATCCTGTATATTTTATATGTATACCTTTTCATTATCCATAGTATAATTTTGTCTATTGGTGTTAATTCATTACTTACCTTTAGTAATATTTGGTTTTCAATCTTCTTCATACAAATCCCTCCTTTTACGGAGAGCTCCCCTAGTTTTATTATATCATATTATGTAAAATAATATAACTACACCAGAGTATACCTATTTCAATGTGTCCTCTAATTCCTTTATATATTTTAATTGATTATCAGTATTTGCTTTTTTGAAACGAATCAATGCATTTTTTAAATACTTCTTACATTCTGCATTTTTTTCTTCATCCAACATTTCAATAGCAACTTTTAATACTTCTTCAATACTTTCCATTTATCCTGCACCTCAATTACATTATAACAGACTTACCTTAACCCTGCAATCCCTAAACCCTATTGCAGTTAAATAAATTTCCACTAAACCTTATAATAGATAAGTAGGGTTACCATAAAGGAGGTGATAAAATGATATATTTAAAAATCAAAGAAATACTTGAAGAACAGGGAAAATCTAAATATTGGTTGACAAATCAAATGGGAAAAAGCCATCATTCTGTTTCTAATTTAATGAAAGAGGATTTATCCGGAATTCATTTCGACACACTTGAAAAACTTTGTGTTATTTTAGGAGTAACCCCACGGAGAACTTATAATATTAAAAAGAGAAATGGAGAATGATGAGAATGAGCAAATTAATAAACAAATTAATCGAACTAAAAAAGCATGATGCATCCTCAATTTATATATTTAGAGTGGGAATTTTCTATAATATACTAAATGAAGATGCAAAAGTTTTGAATGAAAAATTAGGATTAAAAATCACATCTTTAAGCCCTGAAATTATAAAATGTGGTTTTCCTATTTCTTCATTAAATAAATATACTAAAAAACTTGATGAATTGCAAATAAGATATAAGGTTATTGATGACCTTCCAAATAATACAAATATAGAAGATTACAACAATAATATTGAATTAAAGAAAATTATTAAAAGAATAAAAGAAATCGATATGAATAATACTACTTTTCAACAGGCTTTTAATATTTTATTAGATATTCAAAATAAACTTAAAAATATTTAATAGAGGGGAAAATCCCCTCTATTTTATAATAGCTTTCTATTAACAATTGCTTGTATAGCAGAATAATCATACCCTGCTGCAGTTAGTCTGTTCTTTCTGTCTTGTCCGTTTCCCCAATCGCCTCTAATAACTTCGTTAGCGATTGTTTCATTTGACTTTTTATTTGATGCAGGTGCAGAGCCATATCCCAACTTACGATTTACAATATCTTGAATAACATCATAATTATACCCTGCTGCAGTCAATCTATCTCTTCTAACATGACCATTACCCCAAACACCATTTATTACTTCTTGTGCAATAGTTTCATTAGATTTTAATTGTGGTTTTGGTGTAGATCCACCACTTAATTTTTGATTAACAATACTTTGAATTGCAGAATAATTATAACCTGCTTGTGTTAACCTATTTTTTCTATCTTCACCATTACCCCATTTTCCTGCAATTACTTCATCTGCAAGTTCTTCATTTGATTTACTTCCGCTAGGATCAGGACTTGGTGTTGGTACACTTCCACCATCTAATCTTGCATTAACTGTATTGGCTAATTCTTTAAATCTTCCACCCAAAGTTGGTCCGTGGACAATTTGTATTTGCAAACATATCATGTCTTGTTAAACTTCCGTTAGGAGTTCCATCATATTCAAGTCTAAAACCATATCTTCTACAAATATCAACGCATAAATTTACTAAACTATTCCATGCTGCATCAGATATAGGCCATGGATTTCCATTTGCACTATTTGCAACCTCAATTGTAATTGCTTGACAATCATTTACACGATTGCTTGAGGTCCATGCTCTGTTTTCTTCATCTACATAACAAGCTATTTCCCCATTATAACCTATTCCATAATTAGAACTTGCCTGTCTATTTGGATTTTGGAACAATTCCCCACATCTTTGTGCAGACAATTTACCTGCCATGTGATGTGGTGTAATTTTACATATCTTATATCCTTTTCTTCCTTGAGTATAATTATTTGTACTCGCAGGAACATATAATGTTGCTAAACTAGATCTACTCATCTTCATTTTCCTCCCTTCCATTTGACAATTCTTTTTCCATTTCTTCAGTTAATTCGATTTTTTCTTCTTCCATATCGAATCCCTCCTTTTAAAATTTACACTCATCTTTTAAATAAAAACGAGCGTTAAAAATAAATACAGGAAGATTTTTAAATTTTCTTCCTGCATATAAAAAATACCGGAATTTTCTTCCGGTAACTCTAAAAACGGCTTGCGACAATCGTTTTTAAGCCCTTTTTATTTTTTAGTAATGATATTTATTTACTCAATTTTCTCTGTTTTTTCAGTATTTTCATTATTATCTTTTTTTGTAAAATAATATGTAAACACAGACACAACCACATTTGAAAATAAAGTAAATACTATTTGGAATATATCCCAATTAGATTTTAATGCAACAATTACTATCAAAACTATTAATGTTAATGTGAAAGCAACTGTTACAAAACTTTTCAAATCACTCCATGCTTGTTTCATTGCTTTTCCTCCTTTCTAATGGATTCCTGCTCCTAATTTAATAAGTAAAAAAACAATTCCTATGGCACTTGTGATAATCGCTCCTACACTTGTTCTAAAAGCCCATTTGTTAGTATCTTTCATATCTTTTATATCTTGTTCATTTTGTTTACTTCTATTATCTGCTTGAACTGCTACTTCTTGTGTTTTTCCGTATCCATCTAATTTACTATTAATGACTGCTAATTGTGTAAGAACTTCAATTTTAAATTCATTTAGTTCTTTTTCCATTTAATTTCTCCTTTCGTATATGAAAAAAGAGCCTTATTCAGACTCTTTTTCTAATTCAGTTCTTACTTGCTCTCTCCATTTTGAAGGAACATCATCTATAGTCATTTTTTTCATTTTTATTTGTAATACATAAAATTTTACTATTGCACTCATAGACTATACCTCCCCACCTAAAATTTCAGCAATTACTGCCTCGGCAGTAGAAAGTCGTTCTTCAACCGATATTATTTCAGCTTGATTTGCATATTGTTCTTTGCAAAATTTAACCATACTTTAAAACCTTTTGTCGTTGATAATTCTTCTTCTAAATTATCCCTGTAAACATTATGCAATCTATACGAATCAAATGTATATATATTTTTTATTTTTTCTTCCCCTGTTTCACTATCATATTCTTTTTTTTCTGTTTTTGTAATATTATCATTTAATATGATATCACATTCATTATTTAAAATATTTTCAATATAATATTTATTTGGTTTTTGGTCTGATTCCACTTGAAAATTTACTTGCATTTTTAATCACTCCTTTACATTTTTTGATTGTTATATATGGCTTTATATATTTATTTCTATAATTAAAACTATCACAATGTTTTAACCAACCATTATAACTAACCATTGCTTGTGCATCTGCTAGTTTAATTTTCTTCCTTTTATAAATTTTTTTTGCTCTTCTTTTTATTCTTAAAAAATTACTTTTTCTTAATGTTGTATATCCACGATAAAATCTATATCCGTAAAAAATCAATTGGTCTTGAATCTGTTTTAAATAACTGCCAATTTTCTTTTAACCTTAATCCTTCTTTATACAGGAACTCATCAACTAACAATCTACATTTGTGTAATTCCTTTTTATTTCTTCCAAACAATACCATATCATCCATATATCGCAAGTAATATTTTACCTTTAATTGCTCTTTTATATAGTGGTCTAAATCTTGCAAATAGAAATTTGCAAACCATTGACTTGTAAAATTACCGAATAGGTAACCCACTATCAGAACTATCGATTACTTTATCTATTAAATCTAACATATCATAATCTTTGATAATAGATCTAAACTTCTTTTTCATACAAAATTTATCAATACTAGGATAAAATTTTTTTACATCTAATTTCAGACAATATTTTGTGTTTTTTCTATCATCTTTCAATATTCTTTTTATATATCGTGAACCATAATGTATTCCTCTATTTGGAACTGATGCACAACAATATTCATACATTCCTTTTTCTATCAAAGGTTGCATTTGTATCATTATGCACCAATGAATGCATTGGTCCGGATAAAAAGCAGGTTTATATATAATTCTTTCCTTTTTTCTTGCACCATCGTGTATTGTCATTTTCTTATAAGGACTTAATTTTACATCTTTAGAAATTAGCATATTGTAAATTTCATCAACATAGTAATCAATATTATCTACTATTTTATTTACATTCTTTCTATTCTTTTTTCCTGATGATGCTTTTAATATTGCTTGCTTTATATTATTTTTTTCGCATAATTTTATATAAATATTTCCTGTTCTTTTCATTATGCCACCTGATTTCTTATTTTTGTCTGCCGGCTTTTCGATTCATAATGGAACTACTAGGTCAGCCCAGATGCGACTCTATTTTTGCCAAGGGGCAAGGAAAATGATGTGTACGTAATTTTTTATTATTATAAGAAGTCGGCAACCGGTGTTCACGTTCGATAACGAGAAATCGTTGTTCAAGTTCCAATACCAAAAGCCATCATTAGCACCATTGTTGAAATTACCACCCACATGAGCAAGAAACTCCAATCGAAGAATCGAACTCCGGTCGCACACACATCAAATCCCTATCTATTTATTGTGTTTGATGTATATTATATAATTTTATTTCAAAAAAAATAACTACAACAGGATGTAGGTATTTTATGGGGGTTGACCACCCCCAAACCCCTGTCTTACTGGTTATCAATAAGAAGTCGGCAACCGGCGCTCACGCTCGATAACGAGAAATCGCTGTTCAAGTTCCAATACCAAAAGCCATCATTAGCACCACTGCCGAAATAACCACCCACACGAGCAAGAAGAGTTCCTGTATTTTGATAATAATAAGAAGAGTTCCTGTATTTTGATAATAATAATCACCTGTACCTGCAGAACTACTTCCACCAATCTCAACAGGAAATCTTGCAAGAGGTTCATCAGGATCAAATCCTAAATTCTTTGTCCATCCATTAGTATCACCATTTACATATCCTAATTTCTTATATGGACTTGCAGTTTTTGAATCTGCGTATTGAGAGTGGTCCTTGCAAATATATGCAATTCTATCTACAACTGTTATTCCATCAACGAATTGCCACATATTTCCGTATGGATTTTCAATTCCTCTATATATAACAGAATTTTTACCATCATTAACTAAACATCCTGATTTCATTCCTAATGAATCACATCCACCTGCAGACAATCCATCCCATTTATTGTCCCAAGTAATTGACATTACACCATTACCAAGCATTGATTGGCTGTTATAGTTTGCATATTCTACTAAATATAACATTTGAATTATAAAATATCTATAATCCAATAATGAGAACTTATCTCCTAATGCTCTCGCAAGAGTTCTGAATTGTGCAATTGTTTTACTTACTGTTGGTGCTAGTCCTGAATATGAATGTAATTTATCATCAACCACACTTCCTGCATATCTAGCAATAAAGAAACTATCATACTTTGTAAATCCGCTTCTTGGTATATCAGAAAGTAATATATAATCATAATCATCTTCTTGATATATCTTTAAATATACATCAGGTATATATGTGAAAACATCACCGTTTGAACCATCAAAATTGAATGTTGCATCACCAAACCATGCTTTTACCTTTCCTGTTTCTATATCGTAATTGCAAGATTTAATTTCAGACCATGGTGCCAAATCATCGAAATTATTTACAACAGTTCCACCATTTTTAGTGGCATTTGCTACCAATCCTACACTATCTTTTATTCTTTCCCAAGCAGTACTTGTATTATTGGTTATTTTTCTTCTTACACCATAAATATGTCCTCTTACTGCCTCTATGTTGTCAACATCTTCCTCTAATTCTTCAATTCTTGCAGCAACATTACTAAATGTTTTATTTTTGATTGTAGACTTTCTTGCATTGGTTACTTCGGAATCCTTTATTTCAATTTTTTTATTAGAAACAGACAATGCTGTTCCTCCAAGTGTTAATCCTTCAACAACATTTACTTGTGCTCCTGCTGCTACACCATCTAATTTAGATTTATATGCATTTGTAAAATCATTGGTTGATAAAGATTTTCCACTTACTTGATCAACTTTTTCATCATTTAATTTTTTTACACCTGCATCAATTTTATCCCAGTTATCGTTTAATGCAGTATCAATATCAAAATTACTATTTAAATCTGTATCGTTTGTTGTATCGTGTTTAAATAATTGTAAAAAATTTGTTACTAATGACATTTTTTAATCTCCTTTCATATTTTAATTTGTTATTTCTCTTCCATTTAAGTACAATTTACCAATAATTTGTAAACCATCACCTAATGAATTGTTATACATTCCATTTATTGCTACACCTTTTTTGGTAATTGCAATAGCCGGAATTCCTGTACCTAGAACTAATGTATAAATTGATGTTGAAAGTCTGTCTTTTATTACCACTCTAATATCAAAACTTTTTTGAACATCAAATCCATTTGCTCCTAAATCGCCCCTGATAGTTCCTGAAAATGAAAAATCATTTCCATTTAATGTCGGTGTTAAACTATCTCCTCTAATCCAAGTATTAGATGTTGTATTTTTGTATTCAAAATAACATTCTGTAATAGCATTGTTGATTGCACCAAATCCATATCCCCAATAACTACCTGAAAAAGCAAGTGTCGTTTCTGAACCAACTCCACCGGTTCTATTTACACTTGCTTTCTTTATGATTATATCTGAATAATCTAAATATGTACTAGGTGATATTTGTTTTACTGTTGAATTTCCTCTACTATCAATAGCATACATATTAAAAATATTACTTAATACTTTATCAATCGTTGCACTAACACTTGAATTACTAGAATATGCAATGTCTTTTTGTTGACTACCTATTACTAATCTATATTTAGACATTGTTGCATAATTTTTTGCAACTGCCTTATTCGCAGTAGAAACTATTGCTTTTACATTTGAATATCCTTTTACTATTCTTTGATTTCCACCTGTCAATGTTATAGTTGTTGCATTGGTATCTTCATAAGTGAAATTGCTAAAAGTAGGATTACTATTTACTACATTTAATGTTCCAACTTTTTCACTATAATACTCTGCATCACCATAAGTAATTACACCAACTTTTATTGAACTTGAATTAGAATTAGGGAAATACTGCAACATTGATAATATTTGTGCTGCACTCCAAGTATATGATGTATTTTTTGTTTTTCCTGTTGTCAATCTTCTTGTTCCACTTGGACAATCAAGGAAATATGCAATATCATTTCCACTTGGATTATTACAATTAACAGTTAAAGAACTTCCACTATTTATACTAAAATTATCATTTGGACTTGTTATTGTTGCTTTTCCTTTGGTTGATATCCTTATATTTTTATAAGACCATAATTGGCTATCCCTTCTTCGCATTGCAATAGTAACATCTTGACTTATTCCAGGAGCTAATCCCCTAATTTCAAATGTACCACTCTTTCCATTGCTTGCAACACTTTCAGAATAGGTTGCTGAACCAGTATAAGATTTTTGATTATCTGGTATTCCCATTTGGAAGGACCAACCTGTCCAATCTCTTTCCTCGTTTGTATTCCATTGAATAGTAACCGAATTTAATGTATTGGACTTTTGACTAACACTCCATCCTGAAAAATACCTAGGAATTGTATCAAGATTCCATGAGCCACTACCGGACTTATCTACGGCATAAGTATAAATACTTGCTGATACACTTGCTCCAAACGACCTAGTACCATCACCGTTATGATAAATTCTTTTCGTTCCACTTGCAACAACAGTTCCGTTATATAACTTAATTCTAGTAGCATTTGAATAAACATGTTCTCCATCTATCCAAACATCGAAATCACCTGCCATGTACCAACCACTACCGCCGGCACCCTTTAATTCCCAATAGATGTCTGAATAGTTATCTGCACCATTAGGACTATTTGTTCTAGACCAACTAAAGTTTAAATGTTTTCCATTATAACCATTCGTATCAAAACTTCCACTTGTTGCCATCTAAAATTCTCCTTTCTACAATAAGCTAGAAATCCATGTTTGAAACCCTACTTTTTGAACTAGCATTCCTGCAATTTCTGCCTTTCCATTTACAACCATGTCTTGTGTTTCCATTCCTTTGTCAGTAAATTCTGAAATAACTTCGCCAGTTGCTCTATTAAATACCCTATTGCCATCTGCATCTATTCTAGTATAAGTATTTGTTGTGCTACTATTAACTTGAACACCTTTTCCTATTTGTACTGTATCTGTAATTGTTTCATTTGCATTTTGTTCCCAAGTTTGTTTTTCTGTTCCTAAATTGCCCATCAAATCTGCAATATAAACTGCATTATTTGTATCAGTAGAAAAACTAATTGAAATTGAATTTGATGTAACCTCTATTGTCTTTTCGAATTCAACCCAACTATTTCCGGTATATCCAAGATTTATAGTTTCTTCATTTATAGTTACACTTGCATTATCTAACCTATTTGTGTTTTTATATAAGAAACTTATTGTGTAAGTTCCATTTTTTAATTGAACAATTTGTGTTGTTGTTCCTATTACTAATCTATAACCAAATCCTGAAATTGTCTTTTGCTTTGTGTCTGTATCTGTATATTCAACAATATCCTCATCCCAATTTTCCTTTGCATACAGTAAAATGTTTCCTCCACCTTTTGAATTAACTGCAACTTGTAATCCTTCAATTGTTAATCTTAATTGTGCAATTTGTTCCTGATAATCTTCGATAACCCTTTGAATAGTATCACTTGTTTCTTCTGCAGTCATTTCTAGAGAATTTATTTTGCTACCATCTTCTGTCTGTCTATCCACTATTGCATCAATGGTTCCCTGTTGCTTATCAACTATAATTTCTGTTCTTCTTAATCTATCTAATTCACTTGGTATATTTTGATAGTTAACTGTAGATTTTATAATTGATGGAGCAGCCATTTCACTTTCTAATCCCTTTGGACTTTTATATGTAAATCTAAATAAGAATGATGATGTTATTGCACCATTTGAATCTAAAACCCAAACAGAATCACCACTCTCTAAATATGGTTTACATTGTCCTTTTAATTCATAGGCAGTATATGAAAATCCTCTTACTTTTTCAAACAGTGCAGGAATTAATTGTTCCCTCTTGTCTTGTGTATATGCAAATGGATTATCATTAATTATTAAATAATTTTCGCCATCTTCTGCAATACTATCTTCATCCCTTAATGTTATATTTTCTCCCTCTACATTGCTCATACCTAAAACCACAACATTAATTGGATGTGTATTCCTTTTCAATACCAAATCAGTATAATCACTCTGTCTTTCAAGACTAGGTTCATTTATATTGGTTGTCAATCTTTTTACTGTTATATTATGCATTGATTTTACAAGCATTTCGTGGACTTGTTTTGTTGATTCTTTCTTTATTCCCAATACCTTTAAATCATTAGTAATATTTCTTACTTTCAATCTATTCAAATCCACAACTAACATATTGTGTATTTCTCTAACTGTATATTTCTTGCTATCATAAAGTTTAGGTGTTATGAAATATAACTTATTATCTGCTCTTATTTTTGCGAATGTACCGGAAATTCCTGCAACTGCTTGAAATACTTGCCTTATTATTGCATCCACTTCAAATTGATTACTATCAACAATAAAATCCTTATTCGCAAAATCCTCTGTTGCCAATTCTATTCCTGCATTTTGGCAAGCCTCTTTCAATACATCTAATATTGTTACTGTTTTACTTGCATAATTTAAACTTGATTCATACAATATATTAGATTTAAGCATGTAATCCATAGCAGTTACTTTTGTTATTTTTGTTGTATCTCCGTGGTTCTATATCTGTTGTTATAAAATTTCCTAGAGATATATAGTGAACTGCATCATCAACCCTAATTCCTGTAAAATATTCAAATTCCTTATTTTCTAGATCAACTGAATCATTAATCTCAAAATCAAGTGTTCTAGCAACTGCAGTACCAAAAATATTGCCATCTACATAACAATCATCACAATATTGCACATTAGTTATCGGATATTCATTATTTCCTATCCTTATTTTATCGTATTGTATAGTGCTTACATCGTATGCTTTTCTTATTTCATCACTTAAATCAATCATCCGTTGTTCCCTCCCCTATTTGTGAGAGTGTTATTTCAAATTCATCATATCTGCCACCATGCAAAGTAGATATAATAGGAACATCAGGTCGTGAAACAAAGAACTTTTTTGTAAGCATACTATTATTTCTTTGCGAAAAATATGTGTAATAATCTTCATGTTTTTTTAAATGTTGCATATACTCTTTGAATGTTTCTCCATTCATTTGACCGAATTTAATCTTTATTTCTGTTTTATCCATTTGACCATAATTTCTTCTTACACTTCCATCACCCATTGTTTGTTTTGATTTTACATCTTCAACATCTTCTTTTATCTTATAGCCACCTGACAAAATATTTTTAAATTCAAATCCCTCGTGTATTAACAATGCCATTTGTTTCACCTCCTTTAATATCCATATTGTAGTTTTCTATTTAAATTAACTTTATTTACTGCGGATGTTAAAACTTTTCCATCAAGATTTGTAACTGCAGTAACATTAATTTCTTTGTTATCATCTAAACTTTGCAATACTGCTTGCCTATTATCTTCTGTTTGAACTTGAATTTGATGTGTACTCGTTAAATTAGATGTTAATTTTGCATTTTCGTGTTCTATAGCTTTTTGCATATCCTTATAAACACCACTTAAACTATCATCAAATCCTTCACCTAATCCAAGACCAAGATTTTGTCCAATTTCTTTGTTAAACAATTTAGATGGAGAATGTATACCGAAAAAACTTTTTATGCTATCTACGATACCGCTACAAAAGCCTTTGATTTTTCCCCAAATCCAATCCTTAACATTTTTTATACCTTCCCACAATCCTTTTATTAGGTTTCCACCTACTTCTTTTACTTGTGAGAAACCTGCCTTTATACCTTCAATAATTGCCTTTATAATTTGTGGCATACTCTTTACCAATTCTATTACAATCGTTGGTATAGCTTTGATTATTCCCATAAGCAATTGAATTGCACCTTTTATGATTGTTGGTATATTTTCTATTAATACCTGAACAATAGTAATAATTATTCTAGGTAAATTCTCAATTACTGCCTGTATAATAGTAGGTATTGCATGAATTATACCCATTAATAATTGTATTGCTCCTTCTATTAATTGTGGCAATGCTTGAACTATACCTGTTATAATTGTATTTATTATTCTTGGAAGATTATTAATTATAGCATCAATTATTGTAGGTATTGCCAATATAATCCCCATAAATAACTGAATTGCACCTTCTATCAATAATGGAAGTGCCTCTATTATTCCATTAATTATTGTTGAAATAATAGTATCCAAATTTTCAAGTAAACTCGTTATTATTTCAGGAATTGCCTGTACTATTGCCATAAAGAATTCTATTGCTGTTTTTATTAAAAGTGGAATATTTTGTACTAAAACTTGTATGATTTGAGTTACAACATTTCCTATGCTCATTACAATTTGTGGTAGTGCTTGTCCTATTCCCTGTATTAAACTAACTATTATTTGAATTCCAACCTCTATCAATAATGGCAACATTGCTAATATTGCATTTACTAATTGAGGAATAACATCAACTAATACTTGAACTATTGAAGGCAATGCCTCTAATATACTTTGAACTAATGATTCTAATGCACTTATTATTATTGGTAATGATTCTTGTAATAAAGGTGGAATCATTTGAATAATTTGTGGTAAAAATTCTGTTACTAAACCACTTACTAATTTTGCAATTCCACTAATAGTTGTTTGTATTCTAGGAATTAAATTTTTTCCAAATGTAATTACACTATTAACAAAATTCTCTACTAACTTATTGAAATCTTGTGTATCATCTGCCATTCCTGTTAGTAAGTTTTGCCAAGCAGCCTTCATAGAATTCATAGAACCTGATATTGTAGAATCTGCCTCTTTTGCCGTTGTTCCTGTTATTCCCATTTCGTTTTGAATTATATGTATGGCCTCAACCATATCTGCAAAACTATCAATAGACAAATTAGCCATTTCACCATTTGCCTGTTTTACTTTGTTGGCGTCTGCAATAAGTCTTTCCATTTCTGTCTTTGTTCCACCATAACCTAATTTAAGGTTATCAAGCATTGTAAAGTTCTGTTTTGCAAAACCTTGATATGCATTTTGAATTGCATCCATAGATGTACCCATTTTGTTTGCATTGTCTGCCATATCAACCATAGCAGTATTTCCATATTCGGCTGCTTTTTTTGTATCTCCACCTAATGATTGTAATAAACTAGCACTAAATGAAGTTACTTGTTCCATATATTGATTTGCAGAAATACCAACAGTTTTATATGCTTGATTAGCATAATTTTCTACTATTCCTGCACTATTTTTGAATAATGTTTCAACACCACCAATTAATTGCTCATAATCGGCATAACTTTCAATTGCTTTCTTTCCAATAACTGCAAGACTTGTTCCAACTGCTGCAGCACCAACTGCAATACCTTTTAGGGCAGTTCCGGCAACACTCTTTATCTTACTAAAACCATTTTCTAGTTTACTGACACCTTTATTAAAACCATCATTGTTCAACTCGGTATCTACTACAACTGAACCATCTTTTGCCATTTTCTCACCCCATTTCTATTATTAAATTTTTGTTACCACAATTCATTTGCAAAATCAGATTCTTTTTCCTCTTCTGTTCGCATATCAGGTAATTTATATAGTTCTTGCATCTTTTTATAATGTGCCTTCATCTCTTTATCTTTTATTTTTGCAATATTCATATTCCTATAGCTCATTATCTTTACGAACTGTGTATTTTCATTTAAACTATTAAATAAGGCTTTGAATTTCCACCAATGCATATACTCTATTTCGTTTAAGTCAATTCCATATTGTTCTAAAAAAGCACTAAAAATGTACTCATCATCAAATTCATAGCTATAAATTTGTTTTAATCTTTCTTGTGTTGTTTCTCTTTCTTCCTTATTCTTAATTTCCTGCGTTTCTTTTCCACATTTATAAAACCATAGAATTTCTTCTATGGCTTTTCTATAATCTGTAATTTTATCAGGATCATAATAGAATAATTGTAATGCCTGCATTATCTTTACTTCATCACTTAATTTTCCATCCTGCATTAATAGTTCAAATTTTATACTTTCTCTAAAATCTGTTCTTATTCGCAAACCACTTTTTGTGTATTGTGGTAGTTCATCTAAAAGGATGTTTTTATTCATTTCTATTTCCTCTTATTTCTTCTTGTTTCTCTATTTGGTTGATATCTTTCCAATGAAGAAACAATTGATTTTTGTTGATTTTCCTTTTCTTTTACTATTTCCTCAAATGCACTAATATGTTCTTTTAAATTATCCTTATTTCCAAATAGTTTTTCAGACATTCCATCACCAAACACATTATTAAAGAAATCATTAATTATCTTGCATTGTTCTCTAATCATTTGAGAATATGACATTTGCTGTTTTTCTTTTTCTTCACATTGTTTAACAACTTTTTTTGCCTCTTCCTCAAATTTTTCCATATCATCTGCATCTAAAAAATCAAATTCAACCTCTATGTTTCTAATTTTCATATATTTTTTTACCTTCTTTCAAAAAAAATAAGCAGTAGGGAGTTAACCTACTGCTACTATTTTTACTCTGTTACTACTGTAGCAGTTTTTCCATCTTCACTTATTGTTGCAGTTACTTTTTCAAAAGTACCTTTTGCTTTTAAAGAACCACTATAAGTATAAGCATCTGTGCTATCTCCATCGCTATCAGGAATTACTGCATATTTTCTTAATCTAGCTTCAAATCCACCTTCAACTTCTTTTGTTTTATCAACAACAAGTACCTCTACTGTGGCATCATCACCTACTAACTCATCATCAGTTATTTTAGCAATTCTTTCATGCACAGTATTATTTTTATATTGGTCAAATGCATAAGATTTTTCTTCTGCATAACCTGTTGTGTCTACTGTATATGTATCTTCATCAACATATCTTCTACCATATTCAGTAGAGTTTTTAGATGTAGAAATTTCTGTGAATTTACGCATCCTTTGAAAATTTTTATTTTCTGATGTTCCAACATTTAAAAAAGCAACTTTATCACTTCTTTTTACTAATTTTTCTGTTTCAGGCATCTTGTTTCCCTCCTTTTAATATTCCTCTATATAAATTAAATATATTGGTATTACATAAATTGCAGTAGTTTCGGTTGTTTGGAGTATTGTTCCTCTGTTACACCCTATTTCTTCTGCACCTTCTATGTCTGGCAGCTTTCCTTTTCTATCTTGTTCCTCAATCCATTGAGTAAAATCATCACAAAATTTAGAATTATTAATATTTTCAAGTGCATTGAATGGTGCTTGAATACTAAAATCAAAATTAATTCGTTTCTTACAACCACCATCTGTAAATCTTTGTATGATTGTTGTTGTTGGTGTTTCATCAATCGAATAACTATACAATTTGTCTTTCAAATAATCGACATTTACTTTTCCACCTTTTAGCAAAGTGCATTTTTCCATAAATTCTTTTATTTTTTCGATTTTTCCTTTTTCTTCACTCATTGTTTTCATCCTCTCTTGATATAATTTTCCACATCACGAATTAAATCATTTTTTCTTCTTTGCAACATTAATTGTTCCCATCTTGCACCTGTTCCGGATGTGTGATATTTTAAATCTTTATTGGTTACATTCTTTTTCTCGCCTTTTCTTGCCCAAGAACTTCCCGTTTTTGTTAGCATTAATTTTCCATAATACTGAAATTTAGCATAGGGACTAGTATATTTAATTTCATGGTTTGACGGTTTTGTTTTTATTTTTCTTAATAAACCACTTTCAAACGGAATAAATGGATCACTTAACCTTTCTACAGTATCTCGTAGAAAAGCCGTAACCCTACCATCCTTTGTCAAACCATGGTCTTTTAAAATTTTACTAGTACTATTCATTTTTACTGTTATATTAAAACCACTAGACATTATTCACTAACTCCTAATTTATAATGTTGTAGGTTTCCTTTTCTGTTATCATCAACACTTACTACCCTATATCTTTGAATAGAGCTATCTGTAAACAACCTATTAAATTCATCATTTGGATTTTCCTTATTAACAATTAATCTTTTTACTTGAATTTTATCAATGTAATTTACAGTTTTTTTATTTACTGATTTAACAGATAATGTCGGAGTACCTTCAACAACTATGTCGGTATTACTGATGTTTAAGTCTTGTTTGGTTGGAATATAAATTGTTCCTGTGCTACCTTTCTCAAATCCTTTGTCAATAACATTGGATTTCTTATTATGTCTAAAATAAACACCATCAAAAATCATTCTTGTTACTGTTCCATCATCATTATCGTGATAGATAGTGATAGAATGTATAAAAAATCTTTGATTCATTACAACACCCCACAATAAAGAAGAGGTTGCCCATCAGAGCCAATCACATTCCACAAATATTTTTTTAGAATGTTTATTTTATCCTCTTCTAATTTATTTTCTATTTCTTCTGGTGTGCTATATGTTTCACTCCATCCTTCTATATTTTGTGATTTTAGATTTCCAATTTCTGATTTTAGGTCCTCTGCTTTACTAATTTTAGTAACAATTAAGGCAGTAGCATATTTCACATTTTCGTGAATATCATTGACATCAATTCTGTTGTGTGTCTTTGAATTTATATATGTACTTGCCTCAATTACTAAATTATTAAAGTTACTAGGTATGCTATTTACACCTAATAACTCTTTATATTCGGTATCTGTTATATACTTTAGCATACCTTTTACCTCCTATGATTAACCATTATTATTTGCAGTATGTTTTCTTACTTGAACTCCAAGAGCGTTAGTAACTTTTAAACCACCAACTTGTCTACCTTGTAATGCAGATGCAGCAATATGTTTTCCATCTTTGATATCTTCAATAGTTGGTTCTTTTTTCCATACTTCATATTTTTGGCAGAATCTCTTGTCATAGATAACAAAATCTACATCTTCATCCATTAAATAGTTAGGTTTTGTTGGTACACCTGCAATTTTACCAATTACACCTTCTCTGATTAATTTTTCACCAAGAGAACCTGCAGTATTTGAGAATTTTTCATCTGTTAATAACAATTCTTCAACATCTGCTGAAATTGCTATTCTCATTGATGCAACTTTCATATTTCTTTTCTTCATATTTTTAACTTCTGCAACTATTTTTTTGTAAACATTTGCAGTTGTTAATGCAGTTGTGTCAGATGAAGTTGTTCCCTCATCTAATAAACAATCTATTGCCATGTTTTCTTTCTTTAAACCAATAGAATATCCTGCACTATCAATTCTTTGTGCAACTAAATTGTCTGGAACTGCCTCTGCCTCATATCCATCAATTAATTCATTTACACCATAATCTTTGTCGATTGGAAGTGGTAAGAAATCAGTTGCAGATGTTTGTAATTCAATACCATTTTTGATATCATAATCTGAAACTTGAACCTCTCCATTTCTTGTAGGGACATTTATTTGTCCTGTTACTTCATCAATTTCATAATCCTCTGAAAAATCATCATAAATATTTGTTTCTGCTCTCGCAATTGCTAATACCTCATTAGCATAAGTTTCTTTTCTTTTATGTGTTCCTGTACCTAGTGCATTTGCCATAATAATCACCTATATCCTTTCTTATTTAAATAATTCAGGGTGTTTTTGCTTTAATATAGCTGTAACACCACTATCTTTTTTACTACCATTATTGTTTTTTACTGAAACTCCATCTGTTTTATTATCAGATTCATCAGTTTCTTTTCTAGTGTTTAAATATTTTGGATTTGATTTTAGGAATTCATCTAAATTTTCGCTAAAATCACCTTCCATTTTTGAAACTTTAAATAAAACATAATCTGAATCTTCTTTTGATACACCACTCTCTAGAACTGCGATGTAATTGTTTTTTTCTTCTAGATCAGATAATGCCTTTTGATATTTAGTTTCTTTTTCTGCTTGTTTTTGTTCTGCAGTTTTTTGACTTTCCTCATACTTTTCCAAAGCCTCTAGTCTTTCTTTGCTAGGCATCTTTTTTTGATACTTTTCTTTTTCCTTTTTTAAAAGACTATTAACTTCATCTTGTGTATAAGTCTTGCCACCTTTTGCTGCATCACCCTCATCTTTATTTTCATTGGCTTGAGTTCCAACATCACCTGTTCCTTCGATGTTTTTGTTTTCATCTTCTACAGAATTTGGATTTTGATTGTTTTTGTCTTCTTCATCCATAAATAAAACCTCCTTAATATAACCTTTATTGTTCTTTTAGTCTGCAACAAAGTAAAAAGACTATAAACCTGTGTTATTCTTTAATGTCTGTAACAAGTAAAAAGACTATAAAAAAAGACACTAAAAAGTGTCTTTTAATACCATATTTAACTATAAATTACAATGAATTCTCAATTTTTACTATAACATCTAATATTTTTTCAAGTTCTTCTGCCTTTGGAGTAAAATCTTGATTCTTATCCAAATTATCCATCATTAAGTTATATACTTTTTCCTCTAATTCTTCTAATGAATCTTCATCAAAATCTTGTGAAATATCAATATTTTCTTTTTTCAATAATTCTGTTTGATATTCATTAAAATTTGCATCTATCTTCATATTTTACCCCTCCTTTTCCGTTTTTTTGCCATATACTGTAATCATTTTTCCTGTTTCAGTATTTACAACAACGGTACAATTTGCACCTTTTATTTGTTGGCTTTTATCTTTTCTAATTTTACCATATTTTATTGGATTTTTCAATGTTTCTTGGACATCATCAATACTAATTTCTCTCATATATGTTCTAGAAATAACATGTTCACCAATTTCTTTTATTTCAATACCATTAACTTTACTTCCAATAATTTCTTTGTTGTATTTATTTGCAATTCCTTTTACAGATTGGACCTGTTTACTTATTGTTCTTTCATAATTTCCAACATACATTCTAGTTTCATCTTTCTTTGATTCTATTTGTTTTACGAAATCATTTAATTGTTTTTGATGTTGATTATATATCAAACTTTGTTTAGAAAAAGCCATTTTAGTATCTTCAATTAATTTAGTATCTGTCGTGTTACTTCTTAATATTCCATCATATCCAATTAATTTTTTCTTATCCTCTCTAATCACTTTTTCCATTTGCCTTTGTGTTTGGCTTGCTTGATATCTTGTCATTGATGTACCATTATATTCCACAGTTTCATTTTGCCATTTTCTTAATTGTTCTTCTGTATATGTTCTAGATGAACCTTTAAAATATGGCATCCAATCATGTCTACAATTGACACCTTTAAATCCTGTTGCAGTTCCATAACCTATATCTTTTAAACTTAAATAACCTTTTTGTCCACTCAAACTAACAATTTTACCCTGCCATTCTGCATGTTCAGGTCTTGCACCACCATGTGCAGTAATCTCCATTAAATCCCATCCTAATTCTAATGCTCTCATTTCTTGTAATTTACCACAGGTTTGATTGACACCTGTAACAATGTTCATTCTTGCTGCACTTTCTATTGATGTTTTATGTCCTGATGGATATTCAACTGTAGTCCCTTTTTTGCTTATTTTATCCACAACATCAATTATTGATTGTGAATAACTTTTTACTCCTGTAGACACTTCCATATATGCCTGATTCATTGCATTTAGAAAATCCAATTGACTTGTGCTTGCCGTTGTCATTACTAAATTATTTAAATTATTGTTTGTTTTTTTTGCAGATGCTATAAGTAAGTCCATCATTGATTTATCCTGTTTTATTTTTATAGGATTTAATCCTGCTTTTTTATAAACTTCATCATCAATTTTAATTGATGTTGCTCCTGCATCTTCAAATATTCTTAATGTATCTTCATAGCTAGATTTATTATATTTTGCAACCAAATCAACAACATCTGTATATAACATTCCCATTTCCTGTGCTATCATTATGTCATTTTTAACAACTGTATTTGCATATCCTACATTTGCAATTCTTTCTGCAATCTCCTGAATAATATCAAGTTCTAAATTGTTATATACATTCATTGCTTGTTTTTCTATATTTTCTAAATAATTTGGAGGTAACATTTATTATTCCTCCTTCTTTTCTTCTTTTTCCTCTTTTTCATCATCATCTTTATTATTAGATGGTTTTGGATTTTCTTCCGTTGGAAAACCAAATACTTCTTGATTTGTTAATTTTTCACTATTTATTTCATCCAATTCTTTCTGTGCTTGTTTTTCTGTTAATCCTTCGTGTTTCATTAAATATGCTTTTTTACTTTTTAATCCCTGTTGAACTTCCATTAAATCTATTGTTCTTTCTGCATTCTTATCTACAATAATTGAATCATCAGGAGTAATCGTAATATCTGATGCATCTATTCCTTCAATATGGCATATTGCTCTTACTAGATCATATACAACATCATTAACATTTATTAAATGATGTGTTCTTGTTCTAAATGCTTTGCTATTCTCACTTATTACTTCTGTTGCAGTTTTTACACCCTGACCATCAAATTTGTACCATCCTTCACCTAGTCCAACATTGTCTGCTAACCAATTTAATTCACCATTTATTGCATCTATATGTTCACTTGTTCTTAATTTGAAATCTATTTCTTTTGCAGGTTGCTTTTCCATACCTTCTACTGCAACATATACTTGGTCCTCTGTATCAAAATATTGAACATAATCAACATTTCCTTTTTCATTTGGAACTGCCTTTGCTTTTAATGTTGAATTATCTACTAATATCCTTTTTCTTCCTAATTTGAATTCTTGCATAAAACTATCATATTTCAAATCTATTGCCTTAAATCTATCAATAGAATTTGCGAACAATGATATTCCCAAAGGACTTGCCATATCTAAATTATTTGCTAGGTTTGGTTTTAATATTTGGAAATATGGGACATCAGTTTCAATTTCATCCTCTTTTTTAATGTCAGGATAAAATGCATTAAATTCAATCTCTTTTCCTAATTCTTTTTCGCTTGTTGATTTGTATAATTCATGTTTTCTTTTATATTTTCCATCTTCAAATTCATGATATGTTAAATGTGTATAATATAATGTTTTTTCTTTCTTTCCATCTGCTTTTTCAATTTCTGAATATCTTGAAACTGTTATTAATCCATAAATATATGAATTTGTATATTTATATGGAATAAATAAATCACCTGTAACATAATCAATTGTTGTTTGTCCATTGTCCTTATATTCAATCAAAGCACCATTTCCTAATGCTAGTGCCTGTTCAATAAATATAGGGAAATTAGTTGTAAAATTATTCACTTTATTATCTAATATTGCCCATAATTGCTTTGTACTTTCATTTTTCTTTAATCTAATTTGTGTTTTTTCTGTCCATAATAATTTTGACATATCTTCACAAAGTTTTTTTGCCATATTCATTGTTAGTCTTTCCAATGATGTTGTTGTTCCATTTGCTAATCTAGCAGTATAATGATGAAAATCTGCAACATCTCCTGCATACCATTCTTTCCATATTTGCATATAATCATAAACATCACCAACTGCAAGATTTACATTATTTTTTTTACTCAAAACACTTGAAATATTATTGTATAATTCCATCTTTCATTCTCCTTTTTAAAATTTTAATCCTAATTTAACTAAATTATCTTTAACCCAATATTGAAATTCATCTTGTGTATGGTCTGCATAAGTATATGAATAACTTTGTGAATGACTATTATAATATCTTTCATCAGAAGGGAAATCCTTTTCTGTTTTATCAGGTTCAGGTTTACCATTATCAATACTTTTTGGTAACCATTGATAATTTTCGTTTTCTTTTTTAAATATTTGATTGTTGTTGTTTAAAACAACTCTAAATTTCTTTTTTGCAATAAAATCCTGCGAATAATCAACCAATTTTTCTTTGTTTGTTCCCTTATCAACAGGGTTTAATCTTACACCATAATCTTTGTAATATTGATTTCTTAATGCACCTTCTGCAGAATCTATTGTTTCTCTATCTGTAATTGTTTTATATTGTTGGATCATAACTCTTTTGAAATTGAATAAATCAGCACTCAATTCACTTGGTGCTTTTTTTACCGGCTTTTCATTTGGAGAATAATAGTATGTATCTAGTAAATACCAATAGCCATCATTTCCTAATCCATAACAACCACAAGCCGTTGCAGATGTTTGATGTCCACTATCTATTGCAAAATCTATATAAATAATTCGTATATCATTTTTCTCAATGTAGTTCTCATCCACATATTCAATTAAATCAGGATTGAATATTAATCCTTCTAATCCAATTACTTGTCCTAACCAAATCCAATTGTATCTTTTTTCATCATTTTTCTTTAGGTTTTCTGCCTCTTCTATTGCAATTGTTCCAACCCATTCCGGATTTACTGTTCTATAATCACTATGATGTACCAAATAGTTCTTATCTTTTCTTTTCTTGTCAACCCACTTATTTACCCAATCGAATTTATTTTTAGGTGGATTAAATGAATATAGAGCCATAAACCAATCGTTGTTCCCTCTTGTGAATGTCGCTTTTATTTGCTCTATTGTTTCTTCATCTTTGAAATTTGTTAACTCTTCAAACCATATTATCTTAATCAATTTCTTTTCATCAATTGTTCCTTTTATTGTTTCAAAGTCATCACCGCCTGCAAAATATATTGTATTTTCATTTTTTAAAAAAGTAATTTCCATTGGAGAAACTGTTGATTTATAATCTACACCTTCTACCAATCCTAATCTTCGACAGGCTCTTTTTATTTCTTTAAATACTGATTTTCTTAATGTATTTGCGTGATTTCTCATACATACCGCTGAACAGTTATCCTCATTCAAACAGTTATAAACAATTTTAATTGCTATCATTGATGTTTTTGTTGAGTTTCTTCCACCTTCATATATTTGATTTGTCTTTTTAGAATTGAATGTTCTATAAAAATGAGGTGCGATAATATCTCTTATTCTAACTTGGCTCATTTTCAATCACTTCCAATTCATCATCTTCATCCAATGGCAAATCATTAATAATTTGTATTCTTTCGGTATTTGGTGGTGGGCTTTTTTCTTTATCTTTTGACTTATCATAGTCGAATTTCTTATTTTCAATATCTACTTTATGTAGTGAATCAATTGCCCTTCTTCTTGCCTCTTGAACTTTGGTTAGTGCTTGTTCAAACCTAATAATTAATAATTGTGTATTTTCTGCCTCTGTTGATGCTAATGTTCCTGCCTTTGACATTCTCATAACTGTTAAATCTTTGCTATTTTTAAGTTCATTTATCTTTTTTAACATTCTATATTCCCTGATTTTTAATGTCCTTATTTCCTCTTCTAGTGCCTTCTTTTTATCTTTTATAGGTTCATTAAATATTTCTAATTCATCTTCTGAAAAACAATCATTAAATTTTGAATATGCACCGGTTACTACTGCATTTTTATTATTTCTTGTTCCATGTCCACCTTTATTGCCTTTTGTTCCTTTTTTTGCTCTTTTCTTCCAATTATTCTTTGAAATTTGATAATTCAACTGTCCCATTGTGATATGGTGTTTAGTGATTATATCTTTTTTTAACATTCCGGAATTATAATCTTTTTCTAACTCTTCAATATTCACATTACTTCACCACATCCTTTCTAATTATTGCAGTTTTGCTTTTTGTCCTGTGAGTGTTTCCCATCTTTTGACTATAACATCACAATATTTAGGATCTAATTCCATCATATAACATCTCCTATTCAATTGTTCTGCAGCAATCAATGTTGTACCAGAGCCACCAAAACAATCAACAACAATTTCATCTTCTTTTGTTGTTAATTCGATTGCTCTTGCAGGTAACTCAACAGGAAAACAGGCTTTGTGATTTTCTAATTGTGTGTTTCCTGTTCCTATTCTCCAATAATTTGTTATTCCTTTGCCTTTTTTCTTATTGAAATATCCTCTTTTCTCTGTTGTCCCTAGATAGTATAATTCCATATCATTTGAAATACTTTTATCATCTCCAAGCATTAAAATATCTTCATATTGTCTTGTTAACATATCCTTTGAAACAATTGGCATACCATGTCCTTTGTCCCATACAATTAATTCCATAAATCTTAATCCTGATTCTTTAATAATTCGATATAATATTTCAATAAATTCCCATCTTGTATTCCTGTTATAGCTTATATTCCAAAATAAATATCCTCTAATATAATCAGCCCATGTTTTTACAACATTCAAATTAAAATCTATGTATTTTTTACTTTCTAAATCATCTGTGTAATTTTCATACAAATCAGCACCCATATTATATGGCGGAGATGTAAACAGACACTTTATTTTCTCTCCACTCATTAATTTTTCAACATCTTTCTTATTTGTACTATCACCACACATTAAACGATGCTTTCCTAAAATCCAAATATCACCCAATTTTGTTATAGGTTCATCAATTTCTTCTAATGTTTCTTCTACCTGAAAATTATCTTCTTTAGAATCTATTGTTTTATCTAACAATTCTTCCACTTCATCATAATCAAATCCTGTAACTTCTAAATCAAAATCTGATTCTTTTAATTCCGCAAGCACATTTTCCAATTTGTCATAATCCCATACACCATCTATTTTATTTAATGCTAAATTCAATGCTTTTTCTTGAATTTTAGTAAGATTTAAAACATTACATTCTATTTCTTCATATCCTAAATCCTCTAAAACTGTTATTCCCTGATGTCCTCCTATTACTGTAAAATCACTATTTACTATTACAGGGACAACATATCCAAATTCAACAATACTTTTCTTTAATTTTTGATATTCTTCATCTTGTGGTGTTAGTTCCTTTCTTGGATTGTACTCTGCCCTTTTTAATTTTTTTATTTTTATTTTTTGAATGTCCATCGAAACTATCCTTTCTAAAACACAATAAATAGTTTCTACAATTTTTGCATTGGAACTTTAGACATCTTTCAAAATTTTCTTTCATCCAAAGCCTCCTATTCTTTTGTAAAATAAAAAACCTACTTGCAATTAAGCAAATAGGCTTTCTATCTCAAAGGAAGATATGTTATGAAATCCACAAAAAAGGTATTACATTTTGTAGTTTTGCACCTATACAAATTATAGCACATTAAAATCAAATTTTTATGGCAAGTTTTTCCCCTGCTATGAAACTTTTATTCCACGAACTCCAAAATATAGTATTGTGAACTCTTTTAATGCTCTATTTTTTATTTCATATATGGTGTGATTGCTATTTTCTGAATAGTTTAATTTTCTTGCAATCTCTCTCATTGATTTCTTATAATCCGTTATGTATTTTAATCTAATAAACTTTTCTAATATATCATCTTCCTGTTTTATTTGTTCTAGGATTTCACTTACCAACTGCATCTCTTCTTTTGTTTCATCTATTTGAGCATTTATTTCCATTATCTCACATATTTGATTTAATGTACTTTCACTATAATCTGTATGTTGTATAGTTGGTTTATCATAACTAATGCCCATTAATTCACGAGGAAATCCACTTTTAATTATCTTATTTCTTCTATTATATAAATTATTCAAAGAATTGTTTAGTTTTCTGTGATTTTTTAATATTTCTTCACTTTCTTTTATATAATTCATTGCTTTCCTCCTATTCTTTTGTAGAAAATAACAATCACTTAATTACTCATTTTTCTACAACTATTGTTTTCTTTGTCCCATGCTGCACAATCTTCTTTGTAACATTCGCAAAATGATTGATTTTCTATTAACAGATGAATTTCCCCAACGGAAATATTATCATCATTTAATATTGGCTTTCTTATATTTTGTTGTAAAACTTGATACCTTTCGGGACATTTCATTTTGACACTTACTCCTTTATTTTTTCTATCTCTGAATCTAGATATTCAATTCTTCTTTCTAGACTTTGTTTAATCATTTCTAATTCATCAAGTGCAAACTGCATGCCTTCCCTTTGACCAATTAATTGTTGCTTTAGTTCTGACATTTATTTGCCCTCACTTTCTAATTTAATACATCTATTTTCAAATTTCTTATAAGCATCTAAATATAATTCTTTTTTATCTCCATTATATGTACATTCATAATACATTCCATCTGATAAAGAAGAACTTATCAATGCTTTATTATTTTGTAATGTCTTACAACTCCATACTATAAAAACTTCATAGAATGGTTTTTCCTCACTTTTATCTAAATGTTCTTCAATGTAATCTTTTACTACTCCTAATGCTAATATTTCAAATTCATTATTTCCCATTTTCATCATTTCCTTTCTTTTAATCAAATTTACCTTTCTTATACTCTACCATGTCATCATTTATTAATTCTTGATATTTTTCTTTGTGTGCATCAACAAATGCTGCAATTCCCATAATTGTTACTACGATTATTTCTCTTTTTCTTTTATGAACACAAACCAATAAATGAGGATCTAGTCGTTTTGCAAAAAAATCTTTGTTTTCTTCTATATATCCATATTCATCTTTTTTTTCTAAAAATATGTCCCATTTTTCTTTTTTTATAAATGCTTTCATTTATTCTTCACCTCATTCTTATTTTCAGTTTTTGTTATTGTTCTATTTACCTTAATAAATTTTTCACAATATGTTAAATGTTCACTTGCTAACTTACAATTTAAGAAATATCCACAATCTAAACATACATTTCTTGCCATTGTTATTGACCTTCTTCCTTTTCAATTAGTTTAATTAAATCAAACAATCTACTATAAGCATCATTGATGTTTTTCTGACTATTATTTTTAGTTCTTTTGTCATTACTGTTTAAATCAACACTTTCTAACATCCTTAATATTTTGTTTAATTCTACTAAAATTAATTTAATCATTTGTTTACTCCTTATCAAAAAACTTGTCTATTAAATATATCGCAAGTATTGTGCCACAAATAATCATTGTTATTATTACTCCACTACTCATATTACTTCACCTCCATCCATTCAAATTTATCCGGTTTTTCAAATATATTTAATTGAGATTTTGTACATTTGATTAACTTAAATATTTGATTATTATATTGTGTTGTGCTATACTCTGGAACCTTAATTACTTTTGGAATAAAATTCATCAATTCATACAATGTTTTTTCAGGATCACTATATATTCCATATCCTTTTTTTAAATAAGTATCATTTACTTCAAATACTGCACATATATCAGGAAATATCGCACCTCGTAAAAATTTCCAAGCATATTCAGGAGTAACATCATCCATTGCAAAGAAACAAAATCCAACAGAATCCGTTTTTGCCTTGTGTTTTGTGTTATTGAATAAATCTTCACCTTCTAAAAATTTCAATAATTCTACTGAACTCATAAATCTAAATACTTTCATTTTATTGTTCCTTTATTATTTTTAATCCTTTAAATTTAGCAATTTGTAATTCTTGTTTTGTTATCCATTTTTGCCATCTTCCACATTTTCCACAATATAATCCCCTTCTTTGTCCCTGTATTTCAACAAATAAATCTTTGCTATCACACTTTTCACACTTTTCTTGCATTATCTTCAACCTCCATTTCTTCAATCAATACTGCTACATATCCACTATTTGAATAATACTTTTCTACTTCTAGCTTAACTACTTGCTTGTCATCTAAATATGCTATTCCATTTAAACTATCTAAAATTCCTTTTGCAATATTATCTGTATCAGGTTTGACTGTTGGAAATATCTCATTATGTAACATCTGTAGTTTTTTCTTTTTACTAGCACTCTTTGGCACTTCATAATATGCAATTATTTTTACTTTTAATGGGTTTTCTAATGGTTTTACATCTCTATGTTTTTCTAAATAACATGTTTTTACCCAATTTTCATAAGCTATTGTTTCCTTTGGTGTATATGCGAACTTTCCATTAAATCTTGGTCTTTGTTTTGCCTGTACTTTCCCTGGAACATTAAATTCTATTTTCATTCTTTCCACTTCCTTTGTACTTTTTTATTAATAAAACAATTATTGTGATTAAAATCTCTATAAACACCGTTCCAATCACTCCTGCAATAACTCCATAAGTGAATAAAATTTCTAATATTTGAGCAAAAATATTCATTTTTTTATTCTCCTTTCCGACATCAGTTCGTTTCAAAAATTTATTGTTTAAGGTCTAATTTTTATACCCTAGATTTTTATTTTTTCTATCCAAATTTTAATTTTTTTATCTTATTCGATAAATTAATCATCTAAAAATTATTTCTTCTTAAAATTGATTTTCGAGCTTTCTTTTTTTAATGCCTCATAATATAATTTCTTCCAATTTGGATATCCTGCTACAAAACCATTGCATCTTTTCCATCCTACGAAATTTGGATTTTCTAACCTGTTACATCCAAGACAGTATTTGCATAAAACTTCATCTTTCAATTGATTCATTTCTTTTCAAATTCCTTTCTTAAACATACTATAAAATAATTCATAAAATCTGTTATTTGCTTTGATGTCTTTATCGGACAATATTGTTTTGCTGCTAAAAAAACTTTTGTAAATAATTTTTCTTTTAAATCAAGTAAATATATTTTGTATGGACTCAAATGAATTTGTGTTATTGCATAATATTTTAATTGTGTTTCAAATTTCATCTCTTCTGGTAAATATTCATCTCTCATATTGTCTGAATATAATTCCAATTTCTTTAATGTCATTCTTATTGATTCTCTATCTGTTTCTGTCAATCCTTCAAAGTTTTCCGTTTCTCCTTTTATATATAAATATAAAGAATTTAATTTAATTTTATTTATATTCTTTTCTTTCTTATCATTCTTATCTTTCTTTAATTGTTGTTGTTCGTTTGTTATTTGATTGTTATTTGATTGTTGTTCGTTTGTTGATTTGCTTGTTGATATTTCATCTTTTGATTGATAAAGTCCATAGTTTTCAATGGTTATAAGGCTATATTTGTTTGTTGGTTTGATTGTTATTTCTCCGAGTTTTTTGTAATTTTTTTAATGCAGTTCTTACTTGTTGTACTGATAAATTGGTTTCATCTGCAAGATGTTCAAGGGAGGTTACTCGTTGCCCACGATGGATTGTTATTCCCTGCCATTTTTGTTCATTCCAATTAGCTGTATATATTAAATGGGTAAAAACTCTGCACACATTAATATCGCTATACCATTCCCAATTAACTATTTTCCTTTGAAATTTTACGAATCCCTCTGTTAGCATCTTGCAAACCTCCCTTTTAATTTTTCTTATTTGTTTTCAAAGAAGAAATCTGTTTCATCATTTGCGTTTGTATTTTGTTGTTCTTCTTGTTGTTCAGGTTGTTCTTCATTTTGAACTACTATTGGTTCTGCATCAGTATTATCTATATAATCATAACTACCATTATCATTTATTACTGCCATATCTGATTCAAGAGCCTTTTGCATTGTTAAATCTACACTCATAATTCCCCATTTAGAAATCAATTGTCTTAACATTGTTTTATATGCCATTCCATCAAAATCTTTTTCCCAAAATGTATATCCTTTTTTTGCTCTATATCCCATTGAATATTTAAGTGCATGAGCCTCCATTTTTTGCTTTGACCAATACAATGTTTTTCTAAATCCATTTAGATGTTCAAACATTGCGTAATATCCTATTGTTTCTGCCTTTTCTCTTTCCTCTTCATTTTCCATTAGTTCAACTTCAATTTCTTCATTCAATGGATCATATTTCTTTAATTCGCCTTCTTTAATTGCTAATACATTTAATTTCTTATATTGACCACTTCTAATTGCTAATTGAATATATCCTTTATAACCAATTTGGAATTGAGCAACTTTACATCCTCTTTTGCTATCATTAAAAGGGACCATATAATATTGTCCTAATTGTGGTGATGGACTTAAATTTAATGCTTGTCCTAATAATGCTGCAGAAACTATTGATGAATTTTCACATTCTGCTAATTGTGGATTTGTACTAACTGCAGATATAATTGATGTAACAAATTGTTGTCCTTTTTCTCCACCAACCATTTCATTAATTTTCTTTTTCATTGCATCTGTTGCAAGAAAAGCACTAAATGTTTGTTTTTGATTTTGTTTTACCAAACTATTTTGAACTGCCATATTTATTACCTACCTTTCCCAAATAGACTTTGTTGTTCATTTACATTTTTAACAACAATCTCATTTTCATCATCAATTTCAACAGAGTAATTAAATCCTAATGAACTTTTATAAGAACCTTTTGCCTCTTTCCCTGTAAGTATTGCATTTTTAGTTAATACATCAATTGACTTTTCAAGCCTTTCTTTCATAGGTTTTAATAATTCATTATCTAAATTTAATTTATCCATATTATTTTTCCTCCTTAATAATCTTTTCTAATAATTCTTTGAATTGGTCCTCATTTTCTTTTGAAATGTGAATTTCTTGAACTTTAATGTTTGATTTTCCATCTACATTTCCTAATCCTAAATTAACAGCATATCTAATTTTATGTTCTGCAACATTTCCATGTTCTTTTAGTTCTTTTACGAAAATTGCCAATGCAGTTAAAACACTTTCCTCATTTCTTCCCTTTACATCTATTAATGTTTCATTTTCATTTTCAACTAAATGAATGTCATATTTACATTTTTGTTTTTTACCTAACATTTTTATATCCTCCTATAATCAATATTGTTTGTTTCTAAAAATTCTTTTAATTTTAAAAATTGTTCTTTTGTTGCTATAACACTAAAATTAATTTGTATTAATCCTTCACTTTTTGTTACATTTTGTTCATTATTTGTTATATTTTGTGAACTTTCTGTTGTTTTTTCTTCACTTTTTGTTATATTTTGTTTACTTTTTAATTCTTCTAGTTTTTTATTGTTTTCAACAATTTTTTGATATTCTTGCAATGCATTTCCTAATACTGCAGGATCATTAATATTTTCAAAATAATATCTATGTACCTGTTGCAATAAAGATTGGTCCTCTATTGTGTTTTCTATTATGTTTAAATCATCCTTTGTTTTATTTAACAGGTGATTTATATCCTCTTCTATTTTCTTCTTTGTGTATGTCTTATTTAACCATCTAGGATTGAATATTCTTTCAAAATTAATTAAATCTTTATATTCACCCACATTTGAATAAAAATAATTTTCTATTTCTATTCTTTTTTGGTTATTTTCCTTTTCTTCAAATTCTTTTACCTGCTTGTCTATTGTTTTTGATGCATCATCTACTATTGCCATTAATTCTTTGCATTTATTTTCAAAATCTACATAAGGTTTTAATAACTCATTCTTAATTCTCTTTTTCTCGTTGTTGATAGCATCAGACACTTTATTTAGTGTTGCCCTATCTTGTTTTGCTAATGATATTGTTTCAGGTGTATAAACTACACTTTTATACTCTGCAGCTTTTTCAGTAACCCATTTTTTAATATCTTCATAATTGAATTTCACAGGTGCTAATGATTTTATTTCTTCAACTTTTAATTCCATATTAATCTTCCTTTCTACATATTTGGTAATACTAATGGCGGAGTTTTGTCATTCTCCACATATTTCCAAAATTTGATTTCTTCTTTTTCTAAATATTTTATGTCCTCTTCGACATCTTTTCTTTCGATTGTATATGTTTTAGTAACCTGATATCCTTCATCATAAGTAAGTTCTGCAAATAGTTTTACAAATGAAAATCCTGTAACATTTAAATAATGTAATATTTGACAATAATAATTTGGTGGAATACTGTCTTTCCATTTCTCCTTTTGCATACTTCTTAAAATCTCTGATGTTTTTATTTCTAAAATTCCTTTTTCCCCTGTCTTTTTATCAATCAATATTCCATCTAAACTAGCAAATAGAAATGAATATATTGGATGTTTAATAATTGTATTTTCTTCGTGTATTACTTCATATTCAGGATGTTTAATTTTGAAACTATCCCTTAATATTGGTTCCATCATAGTTCCATAAAGTACATACGGTTTATTTGAAATATCTTCTGCCTCTCTTCTTCCTGTCTTTTCTTCCCAAAGTTTTATATTGTCTTTGTATGGATTATTGCCTACAATTGCTGATGCATCAGAACCACCAATACCTTTTTTTCTCTCTTGTAGCCATTCTTCTCGTTTCATTTTTCCCCCTTTCTCTTGCACAACAATTTATTTTGTGATAAAATGCAAATGAAGTGAATTTATATAAATTTTCTTTTTATAGAACTATTTATTGCTTTGGTCGGTGATATTAGTTCTATTTTTTGTTAATATTGGAGTACTCATTGTTAATTGTGCAAAATAATTTTTTAAATCTTCTGCCTCTTCTTTAAGCTTTCTAATTTTCTGTTGCTTATCTCCAAAATCATTTCTTTCTGCAGTTTCAACAATTCTTCTGAAACCATTAAATGCTAATGAAATCATGTCAAATAATTCATTGTTTTTATGAACATATTGTTCTTTTAATTGTTCATATTCCATAGATTTCACTTTTAATTGACTTTGTAAATTTTCTTTTTCTGCATTAAGTCTTTCAATTTCTTCCTTATTAAACATTCTTTTTCCCTCCTTTCAATAAAGATAATTTGTATTTCATTCTTGCTAATGTCAACATGTGCCATACAAGAGATTTACCTAACTTTTCTTCCATGTCTTATTCTCCTTTCTGCTTTTACTTCATCAATATCCATTTTGATTATCATTAAAAATAAAACAGGTATTGAAATATAAACAACAGTCATAATCATATCCATTGTTATTATTTTGCATAATTGTTCCACTATAATTGTTGCTAAAATTGGCAACCATAATATTGATGTTCCTAATAAAAATTCAATAATACTTTTAAATACTTTCATTTGTTTTCACTCCTTTATTTAATATTGTTTTTAGCATTTCCAATGTTGTTTCTGCTTGTATTCTTCTTTCCTTTTCTTTTTCATAGAGTTCCCTGCTTACTGCATTTCCACCTACTTTAATTCTGTATCTTCCCCCTGATGTCTTTTGATACTCAACCTCATTATTTTCAATTAATTCAATTGCTGCCTCATATCCTATCTTTCGTAATTTCATAAAAGCACTCAAACTAATCCATTTTTCATCTTCCATTTTTGTTTCCTCCTTCTTTGTGTGTCCTGTCGCATTTTTAAATTTTTCATAACTTATCTTCCTTTCTGTTCATTTTTTTGAACAAATAAATGTAAAAAAAATATTCAATTAATAAATTATGTACTCTTTAGGATTTAGTCCATTATTCTTACAATAAGCCTTTATATTCCTACAAATCTTTGGACTATGGGAAATTGCTTTCTTATTAAGAACAGAATTTAAATATGATGGATCTACTCCTATTGTTTCTGCAAAATATGTTTTATTGTCTCGAAATCTCTCCTTTATTAATTGCAATACTGCCTCAATATTAATTTCCATTTGATTTACCTCCTTTGTTTATTTTTTTGAACAAACTCATTATATATTTACTTTTTAAAAAAGTCAATACTTTTTGTTCATTTTTTTGAATATTTTTCATTGACTTTTTGAACATCCTGATGTATACTATATTTGACCAAATTTAAAAGGAGGTTTTTTATGTTTTATAAAGATAAATTTTCAGAAATTCTGAAACAAATAAAAGAAACTTATAATAGTCAAGAAGAATTTTCTAAATACTCTGGTGTTGGTAGAACATATATATCACAATATATGAACGGCAATCTTGATACACCTCCTAAACCAAAGATATTAGAAAAAATTGCAAATTCATCCAAAGGAATCACAACTTATGATGAACTGATGCAAATATGTGGATATACAAATTATATGATAGACTTCTTTTTTGATGGTGCAGTTCATCAAAGCAATGACAAAATTCCAATAGTTTATGACATTAGATACGATGCAGAAAAAAATATATTTGTTGTTGATACAGATTCAAGATATATCTCTGCAAATTTCTTTATGGATGACAAAAAAGAATATTTTGCATATAAGGTAAAGGATGATTCAATGCTACCTCTACTTGATGTAGGTGATTTAGCAATAATAGAAAAAACAGATAAATATTCAAATGGTCAAACTTGCCTTGTATCATTAGAAAATAAAACTATTCTTATACGAAAAATTGTTGATTTTAAGGACTATATTGAATTACACACGGCATTTTCTTATAGTCAACCTTTGAAACTAACCAAAGAAGAAATGATAGAAAAACATTTTACTGTTTTAGGAAAAGTAATAAAAGCAGAAATAAATTTTAAATAAAAGGTGGTAATTATGAAATTTGGATATAGAAAGCCTAGTTTTAAAAAATCATTCAAAGCAAGAACAACAGGAAAATGGAAAAGAAGTATAAAAAGGTCAATTAATCCTTTCTATGGTAAAAAAGGAATGGGATTAAGGAATCCAAAAAAGGCTCTTTATAATAAAATTTATAATAAAACTTCTTTTGATGCTTTAAAACCACTAAAGAAAAAATCTAATAAACGAATTAATGCTAATGTTAATTATAAGAAAGAAATTTCAATATGGAAAATAATATTAGCAATTTATACTTGCGGAATTTCTCTAATATTTACAGGAATACACAAGAAACAAAAATAAAAAGGATAATGTGTTTCTAGTTTGCGACAGGACACACATTACCCAGAGCATAACCACTTCGAAAAGTGATTACTTTTGTATTATATATTAAAAGCCTTCATTTTTCAAGTGATTTTATAAATAATTTGATTAATGGAGGTATTTTAATGGCAGTAAAAACAAACTGCATTAAGAATGGTGTTCCATATTATCGAATCCACAGAAAAATCAATGGCAAATATGAAGATT